TATTAAGTTGTCTTTATCTTTGCGTTCATAGGTAGACCACTCTTTGTATTTTTTAGGATGAGATACAAACCAGACCCATAACTCTTGTGCTATGTCATCTCGTTCTAGCATTTGATACTTGCGATTGTATTCAATGGCTAGATTCTGCACCATGTCATTGTATTCTTCTATGTAGTTGGTCATGGAATGTCTATTGTTCCACCTAAGATTGGCACAGTATATGGAGATACCTTCTTACTATCTTGAATTAAGATACCTATACCTTGCTGCCAGTTGGCAGTACCAGATGTAAGGTAACTAGCCTGTTTAATATCCATCATGTGTCCAACCTCTAAACCAAATAAGGTTTGAGTCTTACCGTAGAAACCAACCGTGTCATGTTGTAACCCTAGTCTGTGTGTGTGTCCACACACTACTGACTTACCTATTCTTTTTGCTAGGTTCAGTGCTGTTGAGCCGGGCACTCTATTGAGTGCACCTTCATCTCCGTGTGCCATTACCCAGCCGGGTAACAACTCACGCATTCTATGTAGATAGGTAATACCTAAAGAAGAATACCCTAGCAATTGTTCTACTTCAAGTGACTTGAGGCTAGAAAAAGCAGGGGCATACTTGCGCATGTAAGTATCTATTCTATCTGTATGGTTACTGCGCTGAATATAAAATGGTTTTTTTCCTAGTGCTGCTCTGTACTGTGACATGATATCTCTTGTTAAATCTATTCCGTCTTGCAGCGTGCCAGCATATTCGCCTGCCATGCCTTTGTTCCAACGACTAGGTTCAGGTGCATCTAACTCGTCACCTACACACCACAACTCATCAGGCTTGTAATCTTTTATAAATTGAATTGAAGCCTTGACTGCTTTAGTATCGTGATATGGTATTTGAAGATCAGATAGAACTACTATCCTCTTCATAGGTACTCCTTAAAGGTATGCCTTCCCATAGTCCGCGCTGAACTAGTATTCCTATGGTTGCATAGTTGACTAGGTCTATGAGTGAATCTTCGATAGATTCGTAGTTCGGCGTGTCGTTCTTGTCACTACATAGATGGCTAATCCTTGCTAACTTGTCATACATACGCACTGTTAGCCCATTCATTGCACCACCGGGTGCATGGGCTATGTTGAGTGGACCGTAATCTTTATGCTTTTTTAAAAGGATTTGTAGGCATTGTTCCATTACATCTCTAGGGTCTTGGCTATTTTTCATTTAGTATCTTTTTTAATGTTTGATCTATATCTTTCATTGCTTCCCATACATCATGTTCTTCTAGCATTTCTTCTAACTGTCCTTTAGATGAGGCAACTAGGATACCTGCTAATGAAGTTAATAATTCTACAACTGTTTCTTTTTTTTCTGTTAACAATGCTTGATGAATATCTTCTAATGCAGATAGAATATTTAGTCCCCGTTTTTCTGAGATTGCTATCTGCAGGTTAGGCTTTACTGCTTTTATATATTCCCATACATCATGGGGAAATGCACTCTCCGATTCGCTCATTAATCCAATCAACTCCCATCTTAGTTATAACACTGTTAACATCTTCATTCTCTGGCATTGCTATTATATTTACGTTGCTTAGTTCTCTTGCTATCTTCTTGCCAAACTCCTGACCTGCGGCATCACCATCTGCTAAGACAATAACTATATCGTAATCATCAAGGATGCGGGTATAGTGTGATTTGTAATTGCTTGCTCCGGGTATACCTATAGTGGGGTGTATAGTTTTATTACTCATTAGGATGCAATCAAACTCACCTTCAGTTACACAGATATATTTGTCTGCTACAAAGCAAGCCTGAGTATTAAATATAGTAGTCTTAGCACCAATTAATCCCATATATTTAGGGTCTTCTCCGTTCATACCACGGAATCTTATATCTACCACGCCTGATGGCGTGATATAAGGTATTGCTAGTCTGCCTTTGTATGCTTCATGCCCCGGAAGAGGATCTTCTACCACTCCCAGATGAAAGATTCTGCCCTCGTCTACCGATAGACTGCGACTTGCTAGATAACCTTCTGCCAGTTCCAAATGGCTGTTGTACTGTTGAGTAGCCCGTAAGAGAAAGTGTTTCTGCATACTTGATAGCCTCATGGTAACTCACTCCTTTTTTATGTTGTATTAATTTATAGACATCTCCTGCGACACCACAACCATGACATTTAAATATATTGTTATCAAAGTCTACTGCTGCTGATGCATGGCTGTCGTCATGGAATGGACACTTCATCTTGCGATAACCTGACCCACGATTAGGTACTTGTGCACCTATATATTCTAGATATTCTCCGATACTATGCTTTGTCTGCATTTAGTACCTTTCTTAATAGTTCTACCCACACATGTACGGGCATAGTTGCATACCAATCGGCAGGGTTTCCCCGACCCTTACGCTTGTGCACAACCACGCCTGTCCATGCTTTGTCATTAGCCATTTCTGTAGCCAACTCTGTGAGCCAACCAGCCAAGTCCATCTTGGCATGATTCTTAATTTCTATTGTGACTCCGGGGATACCGGAAATATCCCCTTTGTCTAATGTTGCACCAGCCAAGCGTCTGTCTACATAAGGGAACCATTGCTTGAGGTATTTAACTACATCTCGCTCTGCTCCTGAGCCTTTGGCTTTGGCTGCGCTACTCATTGAGTTATCATTTCTACTTGTCGGTAATCACGGACAACATCTTCAAGATACATAGAGCCGGGTTCAAATGATAAAGATATATATGTATTGCCAGTATGATCGGCTTTGCCGTATCTGTTTTTGACTGGAGCAATACATAAGTAAACATCACTACCCTGCATCATCTGTCCTACTGTTAGTACCATAGCAGGTATTTGACTGACCATACCCTGTAATGCTGATCGCGGTTGGCAAGGAAAGCCGGGAGCACCTTCCTTTGTATGGTGTAGAACTAATACACATGCATTGGTATCACGCGCTAGATACTTTAACTCTTTCATAACTGCACGCATACCAGCAAACTCTTCATGCCCATCTATTGCTATGTCCATAAGATTGTCTACTACTATAAGTGTTGGACTTCTACCCCACATAGTTTCAAATGCTGATACTTCTTCATCTAAATCTTTTAGGGTAGGTGATGGTTCAAATGACCAGTAGAGATGATTATATTCTTTTAGTATCTCTCCTGCTTTAGTTGGATCTGTCTTTAGTATTTGTTCTGCTACTGATTGATTAATCTTAGAGCGCATAGCAACTAAACGCATTGCCATTGTATGAGCATTGGTATCTGCTGAGAAGTATAGAGTTGGTTGCTTCAATCGTGCTGCTATATGCAACGCAATAGAAGATTTGCCTGCTCCGGGTGTACCTGCAATTACAGTTACCTCTGCTCGGCGTAAAATAATTCCTTCCCTTTGAAAAGCCTGAAAGGTAGGCGGCAATGGTTCTCCGCCTACCTCTGGCTTGCCAATACTACGGCGCAGTGTTTTCATTACTGCTTAGTTTGATCCGCTTGGAAAGTATTCCAATCTGGTTGACCTGCTTTAACATACTGTGTTGCACACTTACTTGCATCACCTTGTTTAGCAGGACAGAAGTGTCCTTTGTATGGACCAAACTTTCCTGTTAGTCCATGAATACGTGTCATTGTACCGTGTGGACACATGCGTGTACCATTTGTAGGAGTACCAGATAACGGTACTGTTACTGTACTTGTAGCACCTAATGCTGCTGCTGCATATGCTGCATCTGGTTGTGGTGGTACTGCTGTATTTACTGGTGCGCTTCCACGCACTACTGTTTCTACTTCTGTTACTGCTTCTACAATTTGTGAGATATATGCAGTAAGTGCTGTAAATTCATCAGGTGTTTCACCACGCAAAGTAATTTGCGTACCGCCTGCTGTTTTTAGATTGATACTGATAGGTGCTTCTGTGCTGCTCATACTTCCTCCTTTAGTTTCTCTGTTAACTTCTTGGTATCTCTCCAAGACCTAACCTTCATTGCTAACTGGATACCTTTCCAGCCTTGTTTGATATCAACAAAGTGCAGAGTACATTCTCCACCGCCTGCTGGCAAGTGCACAATGATTCCTTTTTCAGTATTGATATCTCCCCAACTACCACGGCTTGCCGTGGCAGGGTCATACGGCAAGCCGTGAGCGTAAACGGCTAACTGCATAGCAATCTTGTGTGGGTAACTGATACTGCCTGTCTTTAAGTCAGAGATAAATTTTTCTCCTTTGTATTCAACTATGCGATCAGGTGTACCTGCAATCTTAAACTTATCTAACACACAGAATTGTTCTATATGTATGTTAGTAAAATGTTTTGTTGCTTCATCGTATGCTTGTATGTCTGCTTTGTAATCATCTGGTATGACACCTAAGTCTAATCCTCTATCTAACTTTTCAGTTAGTGTATGTATAGCAGTACCAATAGTTGCTGCTTGTGTAGCACCTGCTGCTTCCATTGCATCTTCTACTAACTTATCCATCTCTAATTTGTTTTCTCTTGCTGCACTTGCAGCAAGCAATAGATCTGGGCGTAATGTTAGTCCGGCTGCAGCCATACGTAATTTCCATGCTACTAGTCCAGTGCCATCATCTAATGAACCTGCAATCGTAGT